TGAACGCCGCGAACCTCTGTCGAGACGATCTCGCCTGCAAACTCGAACCGCTCGGCGCAGACGCGGACAGCACGGACGGGCTCAACCCGCATGTGATTATCACGGACGAGTTTCACGCGCACAAAACGCGCGCGCTCATTGACGTCATGGAGAGCGCGACGGGCGCACGGCGCAACCCGCTGCATTTTCAGATCACGACGGCCGGCAATGATCCGGTCAGCCCCTGCGGCGACCAGCATGAGTACGTGACACGCATCCTTGACGGCGTGCTCGACGACGACCCGGCCACGCTCTCGATGTTCGCGTTCATTGCGCACGCCGACGAGGCGGACGACTGGCGCGAGGAAGCGACGTGGCGCAAGGCGAATCCGCACTACGACATCTCGGTCAAGCCGGATGACATGCGCAAGCTCGCAGCGAAGGCGATTCATATGCCGAGCGCGGCGGCTGAATTCCAGCAGAAGCGTCTGAACATCTGGGTGAACGCCTCTGCGCCATGGCTCTCGCTCGACGGCTGGCGCAAGGGACAGACGCAATGGTCGCCTGACGACTTGCTCGGCGAGGAATGCTATCTCGGGCTCGACCTCGCCTCGAAGATTGATCTCTGCGCGCTCGTCGCGCTCTTCCCGCCGACGCCATCGCGCGAGTTCTGGCGCATCCTGCCGTTCGCGTGGACGCCGAAGGACACGCTCGTCGAACGTGCCCATCGGGATCGCGCGCCCTACGACATCTGGGCGCAGCAAGGCTATTTGCTCACGGTGCCGGGCGAGAAGATCAGTCAGGCGCTCGTGCGCGAGAAGATCCTTGAACTGAAATCGCGCTACCGCGTCCGCGCCATCGGGTACGACGACTGGCACATGGATCAACTCGACGAGCAACTGGTCGAGGAAGACGGCCTGTCGCGTGAATCGCTCGTCGTGGTCCCGCAGACCTACGCCGGCATGTCGTCGGCCTGTCTGCGATTCGAGGCCGAAGTCCTTGGCGGACACGTCGACGCGGGCGATTCGCCGCTCATGGCATGGTGCGCCTCAAACGTCGTCGTTCAGCGTGACGGCAAGGACAACATCTATCCGGTCAAGAAGCGCAGCCGCGGGCGCATCGATCCCATTGTGGCGGCGAACATCGCCATGGCCTGTTACCTCAAGCAGCCGGTTGTGAGTGGCCGCAAGAAGTCCATCTACGCCACGCGCCTCGCTGAAGCCGTCATGGTGGGCGATGGGGCCTCCGCGAGTCCGGAGTCTGACGCATCGCAGGCAGGGGGGCAGGCGTGAGCCGTCTGAGGGCGATGATCGCGTTGATTCGGCGCGAACTCGATGCGCACACGTTGACGCTCCTGGCCGGCCTCGGGCTGATCGGTTACGGCGCGGGACTACTGCATCCGGCGGCTGGCTTTCTCGCGCCCGGCGCGATTCTGGTCTGGTGGACGCTGCCGTCTCGGCCGCCGTTCGTCGCGCGGTCGACCGAGCCTAAGGAGCGGCGATGAGTTTCCTTCAGCGTGTGCAGACCGGCCTGTTTCGCCACTCGGCGCGCGCCGATGGGCGCGGTCCATTGTCGGATTTCTGGTATCAGCCAATTGGCGGCTACTCAAGTGCTGGCGTCCGCGTTACAGATGGTGTCGCGCAGACGGTCGCCGCGTTCTGGCAGGGTTGCCGCCTCATCAGTCAAGGGATCGGTGGCCTGCCGTGTCATCTGTATGAGCGGCTCGATAAGGACCGTCGACAGCGCGTGACGGGTTCGACGCCGGTCGGCAATCTGGCCTATCGCCTCCGCTGGCAACCGAATCAGATCCAAACCGCCATCGGTTTCTGGGGACTCACGGCGATGTGTACGCAAGTGCGTGGCATGTTCGTCGCCGAGAAGCAGCCAGGACCGTTCACGGGAGGATCGGACAATCTTGTCCCGATCCATCCCGATCTCGTGACGCGGAAGCGGCTGCCGGCTGGCACGTTGCGCTACGACGTGCGCGACGGAGGCGCGACGCGGCACTTGTCTCCCGATGATGTATTCGTCGTCGATGGCGCAACCGATTGGGATGGCGTGACGCCGATGCCGCTGATTCGCTACGCGGCGCAATCGCTCGGCACGACCATCGCAGCCGACCGCTATGCGGGTCGATTCTTCAAGAGCGGGACCGCCAATGCGATGGCCGTGATCTCGAAGGACGAGCTCGGGCCGGAAGGCATTCAGAACCTTCACGCCTCGGTGACGAAATACATCAGTGGCCTCGAAAACGCCTTTGGCGTGCTGCCACTCGAAGGCGATGTTGATATCAAGACGATCGGTGTGAGCCCGCACGACGCGCAGCTCATTCTCGCGCGCCAGTTCGGCGTCGAGGATGTCGCGCGATGGCTGAACATCCCGCTTCACATGCTGCGGTTCTCCAATGCCGGCACGGGCAGCTATTCGAGTCTCGAGGTCTTCAGCGCCGAGTTCGTGACCTATACGCTGCGGCCGATTGCGATCGCGATCGAGCAGGCCATTCAGCGCGATCTGCTGATCGATCCGTTGGATGATCGCGACTATGGCGACCCTCGGCGAGATCGCTACTTCGCGGAATTCAACGTGGACGCGCTCATGCGCGGCGATTTGACGTCGCGCTACAGCGCCTATCGCACTGGCATCATGAGCGGCTTCCTCCGGCGCAACGAGGCGCGCGTCAAGGAAAATCTCGACCCGGCCGATGGCCTCGATGAATTCCTGACGCCGATGAATATGAACGATGGCGCGGCCTCGAATCAGTTCACCGACCCGGCGACCTCGCGCGCATCCGGCGATGGCCCCACCTATGAACGCTATCGCGCGTCCGTGCTCGCCGCGGAAGCAGCGGGACGCATTGTCCGCAAGGAACGCGCGGCCGTTGAGAAACTTGCGAAGCAATACGCGGATGATCCAGATGGATGGGAACAGGGCCTCCGCGCGTTCTATGCCGATCATGCCGGGTTCATTTCGGAGACACTCCGCGTCCCATATGACACCGCCCGCGAGTATTGCGGCCGTCAGGGCTGCGCACTCCTGAAGGCGGGTGTGTCGGCGCTCGACGCGCTCGATTTCAGGGCCACTGAAGACTTGGCCGTCCTGGCGCTATCGGGCGGCTCATGGGCGGACGCCGCCTAGAGGAGAGACCATCATGCCAGCCTCGTATCAGCACGTGCTCCGCGCCGTCTCGGCGCATCCGTGGGCGATGACTCTGGAGAAACTCCAGGCGATCGGCGCCGTGCTCACAGCTCGCGCTTCAGGCATCAAGGCGACGCAGGAAGAGATACAGGCCGCACTCGGAGCCTCGGCGGCGGCTCCGGCGTCGCGCGCGGTCGGATCGGTTGCGGTCATTCCCATCTTCGGCGCGCTCTCGCATCGGATGGGCATGTTCTCCGAGTTCAGCGGCGGCACGAGCTATACGGGCGTGCGTGGCGCGCTGCGCGCGGCGCTGGCCGACCCGAACGTGTCGGCCGTCCTGCTCGAAATCGATAGCCCTGGCGGCAACGTCGACGGCCTGCCGGAACTCGCCGATGAACTCTATGCCGCGCGCGGCCAGAAGCCGATCGGCGCCATCGCGAACACGATGGCGGCCAGTGCGGCCTACTGGCTTGGGTCGCAGGTCGACGACTTCGCCATCACGCCGAGCGGCGTGGTCGGGTCGATTGGCGTCTACATGATGCATATCGACGAGTCGCAGATGAACGAGAAGGTCGGGCTGTCCGTGACCTACATCTCGGCCGGCGAGCACAAGATCGAGGGCAATCCTGATCAGCCGCTGTCGGACGATGCGCGCGAGTATCTCCAGTCGCAGGTCGACGCGATTTATGGTCAGTTCATTGACGCCGTGGCGCGCGGACGCGGGGCCTCGAAGAAGGCCGTGCGCGAAACCTACGGACAGGGCCGCGTCCTGATGGCTAGCCCAGCACTCCAGGCGGGCATGGTCGACCGCATCGCGACGATCGACGAGATGGCGAGTCGCATGGCCGCTAAAGGTAAACGCGCTGGCGCTCGGGCGATTGCGGTCGGAGCCGCTGGCACCGTCGAGCCGGTCGTCGAGGCCTTGCCGGCGAGTGAGCCGGCCGATGTTCCAGAGGCGCCGGCGGCAGAGGATGAACTGACGACCACGCGCTCGGACGCGGACGATGAGCTACTCATCGCGGCTCGGATCGCCGCCGAGCAGGCCGGAGCCTGACGTAATGATTTGCGCATCGCGCAATTCGTCGCCAGTCGGCTCGCCTTCACGTCGAGCAGGCCGACGAGCGCGTGCGGATGATGGCCCTGCGCGAAACCGCGTCATGATTCGGCTCAGCGATCGCGAATGGTCAGAACTGACGCGCGCCGCGGAAGAGATCGGCATGCCAATGTCCGGCCTCGTGCGTGACGCCGTGAATGAGTTTGTGGCCGACTTCAGTGAACGAACGGTATTTCGTCTGACGAAATAGCAGCCTCATCAGCATACTCATCCTGACAAGGCGCCCGTAGCTATGCGCGAGACCCGAAGGTCACGCGCAGACGCACGACGCCGCAATCTCCAAGCCGTTCCGAAGAACGCGCGCGGCGATTGCCCGGTAACCGCTTCATATAAGCGGATGCCATGGCAACGCTACGCGCGTTTTTCTTTAGGGGTTTGACATGCGACTCAAGCAACTGCTCGCCCGGCAGGCTGGCATCCTGCATAAGGTTCAGGAAATCGAGAAGGCTGCCGGCGACAAGCCGCTCACCGACGAGCAGCGCGCCGAACTCAAGGCGCTGCGCGCCGAATCGACGCAACTCGCCGAGGACATCGCCGAGGCGCGAGCCACGATTGAGCTCGAGCGGTCGCTGATGGCGCGGCAGCCGACCGATGCGAATCAACTCGAAGTCGAGCGGCAGGCGCGTGAAGAGACAGGCCACATTGAAATGGGCGCAGATCGGGCCGCGCTCGATCCCACTGCCGGCTTTCGGTCCTTCGCCGACTTCGCGCGAGCCGTGCGCGGCGCTTGCTCGCCGATGGGCGGCCGCGACGAGCGGCTGACGCGCGGTATCTATGCCGCGCCGACCAATTATCAGTCGGAGACCGGAACGGCGGGCGAAGGCTATGCCGTGCCCGCGCAGTATCGCGATGAGTTGTTTCAGTTGGCGTTCCCAGGCGACGACCTGGTGTCTGCGCTGAATCCCGAGCCGACCGACAGCAACGCTGTCGACTTCGACGCCGACGAGACTACGCCGTGGGGCGCGACGGGCGTACAGGCGAAATGGCGCAGTGAAGCGACGCAGATGGCCGCGAGCAAGGGCGACACGAAGCTGCGGACGCTGCGCCTGCAGGAACTCTATGCCTTCGTCACCGCGTCAGAGGAGTTGCTGGCCGATGCGCCGCGCCTCCAGAATCGGCTGCTCCAGAAATCGGCTGATGCGATCCGATACAAGGCGTCTGAGGCCCTCGTCAACGGCACTGGCGCCGGCCAGCCGCTCGGCTGGATGAAATCTGCCGCGCTCGTCACGATCAGCAAGGAATCGGGCCAGACGGCAGGGACGATCGTCGCGGCGAACGTGCTGAAGATGTACTCGCGGCTGCTGGCCGACGGCGGGTCTCCGTTCTGGCTGGTGAATCGAGACGCGCTGCCGCAGATCGCGCTCATGACGATCGGCAATCAGCCGATTTGGACGCCGCCCGTCTCCGGCATGAAGGAGGCACCGAACGGCATGCTTCTGGGGCTGCCGATTCGCTATTCCGAGCATGCCGAGACCTGCGGCACGAAGGGCGACATCCAGCTCATCAACCCGATCGGCTACTACGCCGCGGTGAAGCGTGGCGAGGGCATGCAGGTGGCCTCGTCGATCCATCTCTACTTCGATTACGGGCTCCAGGCGTTCCGCTCCATGTTCCGGCTCGGCGGTCAGCCGTTCCTAAGTGCGGCGGTGAGCCCGGCGAAGGGCAGCAGCACGAAATCGCACTTCGTCGTCATCGAGACGCGCTCGTAGGCGCCGAACTTCAGAGGAGTCACGATCATGAGCTTTCCGAACATTCGTCCGAGTGATCGACTCGTCCTGCGAGGCGTGATCGATCCGGATGCGAACACGGCCGCAACCTACACGACTGGCTGGGTCAGTCTTGCCGATTTCGGCGCCGTGATGGCGATTGTCTTCGCGGGCGATCTGGGGTCGAGCGCGACGATCGACGCGAAGATCGAGCAGGCCAAGGATGCGAGCGCGACCGGCTCCAAGGATCTGACCGGCAAGGCGATCACGACCCTGACTGATAGCAACGTGCAGGCCATCATCAACGTGCGCGGTGAAGACCTGGACGTCGCGAACGGCTATACGCATGTGCGCCTGTCGATGACGGTCGGCACGGCCACGAGTGACAGCGGCGCGGCCATCTTCGGTGTCGATGCGCGCTACGCGCCGGCTGACGCAGCGGATACGGTCAGCGAGGTCGTCTAGGGAATTCGCCGGGCGTCTCTGCCATGCCGCTCTCGCTCATCACCGGCCCGACCGTCGAGCCGCTGACGATCGCCGACGCCATCGCGCACCTGCGGATCGATGCGCCAGAACAGGAGCCCTCGCCAGCGACCACGCCTCTCGTGGTATTGGCCGGCGCGGCGGGGCTCGTCACGCCTGGCGCGCATCGGCTCGCGGTGACGTTCGTCGACAGCGACGGCGGCGAGACAATGCCTGGCCCACGGTCAATTGTCGTGCAGGTTGATGGCAGCGTGAACGCGCAAGTTGCCGTCTCGGCCATCCCGATCGGCGGCAGCCGGATCGTGGCGCGTCGGATCTACATGACGCAGGCGGACGACGATACGCTCTTTCTCGCCGCGACGATCGCGAACAACACCGCGACGACGGCCACGGTGAATCTGGCCGACGCCGATCTGGGCGCGGAAGCGCCGAGCGTCAACACGACGCAGGACGGCACGCTGACGGCCGCGATTCGTGACGCGCGGGAATGGGGCGAGTCGATCACGGGGCGACAATTTCTCCAGGCCGACTATTGCCAGACGCAATCACGATTCCCGTCGTGCGGGCCGATCGTGCTGCCGAGGCCGCCGCTCATGAGCGTGACCGCGATCGAATACCTCGACACGAGCGGCACGCTGCAGACACTCGATCCGAGCGTCTACGTGGTGACGGCCCCGGCTGGCGGGGCGTGCCGAGCGGGACAGATCGATCTGGCCTATGGGCAGGCGTGGCCGGACACGCTGCCGCAGGTCGACGCGGTGCGCATCACGTTCCGCGCGGGCTATGGCGCGTCGGCGTCGAGCGTGCCCGGCCCGATTGTTCGCGCGATTCGGTTGGCGATGGGCACGTTCTACGAACAGCGGGAAAACGACGTGCTCGACAAGACCGTCACGGCGCTGCCATCGATTTCACTCGCGGCGCAGCGCCTGCTTCGGCCGTACTGGTGGCGGCCTGAGCAACAGGAGGCCGCGTGAGAGCGGGTCGCCTGCGGAACCGCGTGGCCATTCTGCGCGCCACGCTCACGAATGACGGCCGCGGCGGGCAGTCGCGCGCCTGGTCACAGGTCGCGACGGTCTCAGGCGAGATTCTGCCCATGTCCGCGCGCGAGCAGGAATTGGCGCAGCGAATCGTGGCGAGCGTGACGCATCACTACACGGTGCGCTATTCGCCGGCCACGTCGAGCCTGACGCCGAAGGAGACGCGACTCTGGTGTGGCGGCAAGACGTATGAGATCGCCAGTGTCATCGACGAGGACGCGCGACATCGCGTGCTGAGCGGTGACGCGATCGAGGTGGCGGCATGACCTCGATGGAGGATCTGCTCCAGACCGTCGCGCTCGGGCCGGTCTCGGCGGGGATTTATGCCGCCCTGAACGTGCCGCGCCTGACGAGTCTCGCGACGGGTGGGATTTGGACGGACGTTCCGCAGGGCGCGACGTATCCGGCCGTGCTGTTCGACGTGACCGAGACGCAGCAGCTCGGCGGATTCGGCACGAAGCCGGGCGTTGGGATGTTGCCTGAAATCGCGCTGCGCATCCATGTCTACAGCCAGTACGCCGGCTTCGACGAGGCGCATCGGATTCTGTCCGTCGTCAAGTCGCTGCTGGCGGATGCGCCCGATGTCGACGGCTGGTCGAGCTGGGCCATCTTCTGGGATGACGTGATTCCGCTCGCCGATGAGGTCGTCGCTGGCGTGAAGGTCAAGGAACTCGTGGCGAATGCCCGGCTCTTCGTGGAGGCGCAGTCGTGAGCGAGCCGCAATTGCTCGGCCCGAACGGCCAGCCGCTCCCGTCTCGAGCGAAGCCAACGCGCTGCCCGAACTGCGGCGCTAGTCCTGACAAGCGCGTGCTCTCCGGTGGCTTTGGCGAGCCGCACGACGTGTGTTCGCGCTGCGGGATGGAGTTCAAGGAAAGGACGCTGCCATGACGCCGAACGGGTCGGACTATCGCGTCAAGGCCGAGCATCCGCGTCGGCCGGGCCAGTCGCTGCGCATCACGAATAGGCACGGCAGCCTCATCGCGGTCTCGGGCGATCGGTGCGACAAGGTTGCGCCGGATCTGCTCGCGTCGATGATCGCGAATGGCTACGTGGAGCGCGTGGAGCCTGTGCCGATGAAGCGTCAGGTGACGGCTGACGAGAAAGGCGGCGACTGATGGGCGCTGGAAAATTCGGCTCGCAGTCGGTCGTCTATTGCGTCGATGGTTACGATCTGCTCGCGACGAAGGCGAAGAACCTGACGCACAAGATCGCGTCAGCCACCGAACGCACGGACGGCCTCGGCGATGGCGCCGAAGCGAACGGTCCGGTCGGCATGGTCACGCTGACGCTGACGCAGGGCGGCGGATTCTTCGACACGTCGGCGAACAACGCGCACGTGGCGCTCGGTGGCGGTCTGCCGTCAGGACCGCAATCGACGCCGCGTCTCGTGCTCGTCGGCTTCGCCGGCAACGACGTCGGCCAGCCGATCTATGGCATCGATGGCATGTTTCAGCAGACCTATCAGGTCGATGCCGCGATTGGCGCGCTGACGAAGGCGAACGCGGAATACATCGTCAAGGGCGCGCTCGACACGGCCGTGATTCTTCAGCCGCTCGCCGCGAAAACAGCCGACTGGAACACGAAGACCGACGGCGACGAGGTGGATTACGCGAGCGACACGACGCAGCGCGTGATGCCGATCACGTCGAACTCGGCCGCGAGTCCATCAGTCGTCACGACGCCAATCCCGCATGGGCTCGCGACGGGCGACAAGATTCTAATCTCCGGCGTCTCTGGTTCGGACGCGGATATCAACGGCGAGCAGACCGTCACGGTCATCAGTGACCTGACGTTCTCTGTCGCGGTCGACGCGTCGACGCATGCCGGCACTGGTGGATCGTTCGTGCGCACAAACTCGGCGAATGGCGCGGCCGGCTATTTGATGGTCAAAGCGATGACCGGCATCACCTCGGCCACCGTTAAGATCCGCGACTCGGCCGACAACACGACCTACGCCGACCTCATCACCTTCACGGCGGTGACGGCCGCGCCGGCGAAAGAGCGCAAGACCGTGGCTGGCCAGGTCGACCGATTTTTGAGCGTTGACGGCGACGTTACCGGCACGGGATCGATCACGCCGATCGTGGCGCTGGCGAGGCTCTGATGACGGACGCGCGACTCGCCGACGTGACCGTCGCCATCAACGCGATGGAGCGCGACATCCGACGCTATCGGACCGGCGCGCTAGAGGCCGACGAGCATCGGCACAGTCAGGACGCCTTGCGGCATCTCGTCGCGGTGCGTCGAACGATGGAGCAATGGATTACGGCGCGTGCGATGCGCGCGTCTCGACAGGCGCGCGCAGTCTAGGCGCGCGACATCTTCGGCACTGAAGCCCGCCACGCCCGGTTCGCCGCGCTGGCCGCCTTCGATTTCACCCGCGCTCGGCGGGAGAAGGCGGCACGGCCATGGCGGCAGGCAAATTCGGATCGAGTTCGGTCGAGATCCATCTCGATGACGGCCCGGGCGGGACGCTGCGGGACATCACGGCTTATGTGACCTCCATCGGCGGGGTCAAGGTCTCGCAGATCACCGAGAAGAGCAATCCCTTCGGCACCTCGCACGAGGAAAACACGCCGGTCGGGATGCAACACGTCGACGACATCACCATCGAGGGCTATTACGACACGACGGCGACGACAGGCCCGCATGTCGTCATGGGCACGCCCGACGACGATCCGCAGGACGCGACGCGCACGTTCACGTTCTCGCCCGGTGATTCGAAGACCTTCACGATGGAGTGCCGGCTCGTCGACTACTCCGTCATCGCGACGAATGGCAACCTCACGAAATACCAGTCGACGATCCGGCAGGCCGGCGCCGGAGCCTGGGCGTAGAGCAACGGAATCAGCAGCCCGCGCCCCGTGCGGCGTGACGCCCCACGGATCGCGAGGCTCCTGGAGGACACGATGGGCAGCATTTTCGCGAACCGCATTACGGACACGATTTCGATCGACGACAGCGGCAGCACGATCACGATCCGCAAGCTCAATCCGAAGGCGCTCGAAGCGGCGCGCAAGGAATCGCAGCGCCGATCACTTGAGGAAGTCAAGGAACTCGGCGGACCGGCCGCCGTGCGCGAATTGCAGACGCTGGGCGACGCCAGCAAGGCCACGGACGAGACGCCGCGCCGTGATCCGTTGCTGACGCATGACGCGCTGACGCTGATCGAGAAGGGCGTCCTGTCATGGACCTACGACGAGCCGATCGGTCGTGAGGCGTTCGACGAACTCGACGAGGACGCGCGCGACAAATTGGCGACGGCCATCCTCAAGCTCAGCAAGCCGTCGCTCTATCAGACGGCGGAAGAGCAGGACGCAGCGCGAGTAAAAGGCTGACGGCGCTGCACCGGTCGCTGGAAGGCGACGGTGACGCGCCGGTTCCATTCGCGTACTTCCTCGGTCGGTTGTGCGAGGAGTTCCATTGCCTGCCGTCCGAGGCGTTCCGGGAATGGCTGACGCTCCCGGCCGGACTGCTGGAGGACATTCTCGAAGCGAAGAGCTACGCGCATGCGAAGGCGATCGTGGACGCAAAGGACGCGCCGAAGTCGCAACGGTACGAGACGCCGATGACACAGATGGTCGAGCAGATCGAGATGGCGATCGTGGCGGAAGAGTTGAGGAATCATGGCTGACAGCATCACGTTCACGCTCGACACGTCCGCGCTCGATCGCGCCATTGCCAATTATGGCGAGGCGGCGCAGCGGCGTGCGACCGAAGCGGCGCGCGTGACGGCGACTCGCATCATGGCGGAGGCGAAGTCGCGCCTCACGCGGCAACTCGGCGCATATGCGACGGGGCGCACCGAGCACGGCATCCATATGGAGGAGGCTGGCGGCGGCTTTCGCATCATTTCGGATCGACCGCTCCAAGGTGACGAGGACTTCACGGCCTCACTCGTGCCCATGTTCATCGAGTTCGGCACGCGGAAGCACAGCGGCAAGAGCAAGAGTGCCCGCTTTGGTCACGCGCAGGAGCCGCGGCCCTATCTGTTGATCTCGGCACAACTCGAAGAGCAGGCATTTCGGCAGCGGCTCGTGGACGCGCTGAACGAGGCCGCCGACGAATCAGGACTCGGAGCCTAGCGATGGCCGCGCCGCAGCTTGACGTCTTTGTCACCGCGAATCTCACGGAGATTCGGAAGCGTCTCGCGAATGATCTCGGCCCGATCATCGCGACGACACAGACGACGCTGACGCGGATGTCGCACGCCTTCGACGGTGCCGCGATCATTTCGCAGGCTGGCGCGGCGGTAAAAGCGATCGGCGACATCGGGGGCGCGTCGAAGCTCACGGCCGGCGAACAACAGAAACTGAACGGCATCCTCGACGAAGCGATCCAGAAATACAAGGCGCTCGGCACGCAGGCCCCGCCTGAGATGGTGGCGCTGGAACAGGCCACGCGTTCGCAGGAATCGGCGTGGTCGCGTGCGAATGACGCACTCGGCAAGTTCGGCCTGAGCCTGCAGGGTCTGACCGTCGCGGGTGTCATCGGCAGCATTGTCGCCATCGGCAAAGATGCGATCGAGTCTGCGGGCCATCTCGCCGACATGAGCGCGGCGACGGGGTTGTCGACGACGGAACTTCAGCGGCTTGGTCAGGCCGGCGCACAGGTTGGCGTCGACGTCGATACCGTCGCGCGCAGCGTGCAGGGACTTCAGCGCAATCTCACGAATGGTAGCGACGGCGCCGTTGAAGCGGTTCGTCAACTTGGCCTCAACGTCGGGTCGCTACTCGCGATGTCTCCAGGTGCGATGTTCGAGACGATCGCGCGCGCGATTGCCCAGATCCCCGATCCCGCCGAGCGCACCAACACCGCCATCGAATTGCTCGGCAAACAGGGGGCCGCGGCGCTGCCATTGCTCGTCTCGAATATCGACGAACTCGAGTCGCATACGCACGCGATGCGCGACAGCACGGTCGCGAAACTCGATGAATTGGGCGACAAGTGGAGCGAGTGGAAAGAGACCATCAAGACCGCTATCGGTGAGACCATCGCGAACTTTTCGACGCTCCAGGGCGCGATGGAGCACTGGATTCCTGTCATGCAGGCGTGGTCTCAACAGCACGACATGGCGCAGCAGGCCATTGACGCGACTGTTGGTCTCCAGACCGAGACGGACACGTTCAAGCAGCATGCCGACGGCCTCGCCGATACGCAAAATCGCATCAACGGCTATCTCCAGACGTTCGCGAGCACGCGCGCGAAAGATGCACAAGAGGCGACACAGCAGGCCGCGCAAGCCGCGCGCGATCATCAGGCCGCTGTGAAGGCTGAGGCGGACGAAATCATCCGGCTCAACGCGCAACTGGTCGATGAAGTCACGAAGATGGATGCGATGGTCACGCATTCGTTCGTGACTACACAGGCGATCCAAAGCTTCGCCTCGTCAATGAAGCAGATGGGGCAGGCACTCACGCTGCCGCAATATGGCGATTCGATCTCCGTCGCTGAGCACGGGCTCTCGACGCTCATGGCCAAGAACGCCGCGCCGGATGCGCTGTTCCAGTCGATCAAATTCATGCCGCGCCTTGTGCTGCCTAAAGCGCCTGAACTTGCGAGCTTTGGCGCTGAACTCGGCCAAGCGTTGAGCAGCGCGATTCAGGGGGGCGGCAACGTGGCCGAAGCCGGCGGCGCGTTTGTCGGCGGCGCGCTTGGTAACAGCATTGCGAAATCGGCCGCCAGCACGTTGACCAGCACGCTCGGCAAGACGTTCGGCGGCGTGATCGATGCCGTGTTGCCAGGACTCGGCACGCTCCTCGGTAGCCTCGCGGGCAAAGCCATCTCTGGCCTCGGCAAACTCTTCGGCTTCGGCACGGCCGGCCGCGATCTCGTGCAGCAGTTCGCCGACTCGATGGGCGGCTTCGATGCGCTGCACGACAAGCTCGACCAGATCGGCGACGCAGGCGAACAACTCTGGAAGACGCTGACGCAGGGCGTCGGCTCGAACAATCCGAAGCAGGCGCAGGCCGCGATCGATTCGGTCAACGCGGCGCTCGACCAGTTCAACCAGACGCAGCAAGACCTGCAGGATCATTTCGCCAGCCTGCTCGATGCGGTCGGCGACTTTGGCGGCAAGGCCCCGAAGGCGTTGCAGCCGATGATCGAGCAGCTCCTGCAAATGCAGGGGCTGACCGAAGAGCAGCAGCAACTGCTCAAGGACATGCTCGGCGATCCGTCGATGGATGCGTTGCAGGATGCGGCGGACACGCTCGGCGTGTCGTTCGAACACATGGGCCAGCAGTTCAAAGAGGCCCAAATCGACAAGACCGCGTTCAGCTATCAGCACGCGCTCGATACGCTCCGCGATTCTGGCGCCGACATGAACGGCGTCCTGCTCGACTCGAAGGACAAGATCAACGATCTCGTCGATCAAGCGATCACCGCTGGCGCGGCGCTGCCCGATACGCTGAAGCCCTACATCCAGAAGCTAATCGACATGGGCCAGCTCGTCGCGCCTGACGGCTCGCTCGTCACGAACATCGATCAACTCTCGTTCGCCGACATCCCGGACGACTCGCTCGATGCGATCAAGACGATCCTCCAGCAGATCCGGGACATCCTGCAGCACGACATCCCGCAGGCCGCGAGCTATGCGCAATCAGCGCTCGACGCGGTGCATATGCCGGCGGACATCTCGCCCGGGCCGAATTATGTCCGCATCGGCGGCCAGTGGGTGAACGCCGGCAGTCCTGAAGCCGCACAGGCGATGAAGGACTCGCAGAATCGCAACGCGAACGCCGCCAACATGCCGCACATGGCGGCCGGCGGTCTCGTCACGCGGCCCACGGTCGCGCTCATCGGCGAGGCTGGTCCTGAGATGGTCGTGCCGCTCTCGCGCGGCGGCGGCTTCGTCGGCGCGGGCGCGAACATTTCAATCGTCGTCAATCCGTCGCGCGGCATGAACGAGCGCGAACTCGCGCAGGAAGTCGCGCGGCGGTTGCCGCAGGCGCTCCGACAGGCGGGCTACTGATGGCGCTGAAGCTGACCATCGGCGGCACGAACAAGGCGTCTTCGATCGACGCAGCGGCAGCGCCGGTCATCGTCACGGACGGCTGGAATCAGCGGCCACAGGCGACGTTTACGTGTATGCCGGGCTACATCCCGGACCGCTTCGCCGAGGTCGTCATCTACGGTTCCGACGAGACCACGCCGATCTTCGGCGGATTCATCTTGTCGCGGACGATTCAGGCCGTGCAGGAGCGCGTGTTGCTCTCGCGCTGCGCCGTGTCGTGCGTCGGCTTCGCGGCGTATGCGGATTATCGATATGCGACGCTGAGTTATGACGATGAGGTCGCGCTCGAAACCGTACTCGGCGATCTCGTCGATGACTACCTCGGCGACTACGGCATCACGTATGACGGCGCGGCGACGGGCATCACGCTCGCGGCGTTTTCGTGGGACCACGAGCGCATCTCGGACGGGCTCCGCGAGCTTGGCGATCGCGCAAATCGCGTCATTGTCATCGGTCCTGACAAGGCACTGACCGTGCTGACACCGGGCGGCACGAGCGCGCCCGTGTCGATCACGGACGCCTCGCCGAATTGCTACGACTGCGACCTTGAAGACGACGGCGACATCCCGCCGAACAAGGTCACGCTCATTTGCGGCGCGGGCCAGAAGCCCGTGACGGAGACGTGGACGTCGGACGGCACCGCGACGAGCTACACCACGGTCTATCCGGCCTCGCAGAACAAGCAGGACCTCTACCCGAACCTGCTCAAATTCAACGGCGTTGTGCAGGAGCCGATCTCGTGGGGCGACGAGCTCGGCTCGGGTCATTGGAAATGGGACGCGGCCACACACACGCTGAGCGCACCGAACAGCGGGGCCGTGCCGAGCGCGGGCGTGGCAATCGAAGTCGCCTACACCGCGCAATATCCGTTCGAGGTCTCGAAGGATTCGGGCGACACGCCGGTCGTCGAAGAAGTCCTGACCATGCCGGACGTGTTCGATCACGGTCAGGCGCTCGAACTCGCGCAAGCGCGGCTCGACCAGCGCAGTCCGCAGGCGCAGACGGTGACGATTCACACGCGCTCGGAGGGCTTCGCGGCCGGTCAGGCGCTGACGATCGACATCACGGCCCGCGGCGGACTGGACGCGATCTGTCTCGTCACTGAGGTCCGCACGGAGATTCGTTTCGACGCCGTGCGGCACTACTTCGTCACGGCCGTTGGCGCAGATGCGTATCGTGGCAGCTACCTCGACCAGTGGCGCGACATGACGAACGGCGGATCATCGTCGACGACCATTGCGGTCGTATCGGGCGCGAGTGGTGGCGGCAGCGGCGGCAGTGGTGGCGGTGCGACAGCCTCGATCTCGCCGGTCTATCTCGGCGGCTCGCGGTCCTCGGCGATTGCGCTGAGCACGGCGGCATACACGCCCGTCGTTGATGCGGTCGAGTTCAACGCGAGCGCGAGCTTCACCGGCCGCGTCCGCGTCGTGCTCCGCGCGCGGGACAGCGGTGTCGGCGCGACGGCTCGGCTCTACGACGTGACCGGCTCATCGTCGGTCGGCACATCGGACACCGTGACGTCGCAGACCGAGACGAAGAAGACGTTCCTGGTCAGCCTGACGGGCGGCCATGAATACCAGCTCGAAGTGCTGTCGTCGGCTGACGGCAAGGGCGTGTATTGCCTCGGCCAGTTGGAGGCGCTGTGAAGCGATTGATGTTCATGCTCGCGTTGCTCCTGCTGCCGTCGCTGGCGCAGGCCCAGGACCAGCAGATCGACGCCTCGGCGATCTACTCGACGGGCGATCTCACGCTGGCCCCAGCCGGCGGCGACATCATGCCGAGCGTCGGCGGGTCCGTGAATCTCGGCTCGCTGACGAAGAAATACGGCGCGGTCCACGCGTCCGAGCTGTGGGTGGAATCGCTCGTGGCCCAAGGCACGATCGCGACGATTGGTGGGCGCGTGCTCGTCGCGCCGACGACGACACTCGTCGCGGACCTGACGACCTCGGCCACGACCATCCATGTCAAGGCCAACAATCTCGCTAGTGGTGACCGCATTGTCCTGCAGGCCAACGGCGTGACGGAGTGGATGGCGGTCACGTCGTCAGCGAGCGGATCAACCGGCGACTACAGCTATAGCGTCACGCGCAACCTCGACGGGAGTGGCGCGAACGCCTGGTCCGCTGGCGATGCCGTGCTCAACACGGGCGTGTCAGGCGACGGCTACATCGACCTCTATTCGCTGGCCGGATTGATTCCGGGCGACACGGTGGGACCGACGATTGTCGGCAACGTCCGCACGGGCACGACATGGAACTCGGTCGCTCCGCGGTGGGCGATCGGCAACCTTGATGGTCTCTACGGCTACAGCGCGACAACCTACGGCGCGGCGTTCGGCGATCCGTCTGGCGCATGGCTCAAGATCGATCCGACGAACGGCGTGCGGATGGGTTACGACTCGACCGATTACGTCAAGATCGACACCGATGGATCACCTCGCCTCACGCTGCAATCCACCAACAGCCCGGAGACAGGCCTTGTGTTTCGTCGCGCCGTCCATTCTGGGTATGGCTGGGGCACTGATGACGTAGCGGCGCTCTATCTGGACGACAATATCGGCGATCAGTCGATGGTGCTCGCGAACGACATTGGTAATTCGAGCGGAAGCATCGGAGCGGACGTGCGCGCCATCGACATCATCTCAGCGAAGGGATGGACGAGCGCCGGCAGCGGGTCGAGTACGGACGAGGCGCGCATCCATTTGCAGAGTGATCCGACGATCAGCCGCGTCTGGCTCTCGGCTGGATCGGTCGATTTCATCATGCAGGAGGGCGACGCGACGACCCTTGATGGATCGCTATCGGTGGGCACTGGCTACCAAGTCAACGGCACGGCTGGCGTCTCAAAGAATTGCGATGGCACGGCGCACCCGTTCACGTTTACCGGCGGCATCGCGACGGCCTGCACGGCGTTCTCGGACCTACGCAAAAAGCATGACGTGGAACCATTCACGCGCGGGCTCTCGGACGTGCTGCGGATTCGGCCCATCGCGTTTCGCTACAACTCGGACGTTGGCGTCGGCGATGCTGAGCATTACGGGTTCAGCGGGCAAAACCTACTCACGGCCGTCCCGGAAGTGATGTCGCGCGACAAGGACGGATTCCTTCAGATCTCATACACAGCGCCGCTCCTCGCGGCGTATGCCAATGCGATCCGGGAGTTGTCGGATCGCGTCGATGAATTGCAGTGGGAACTGGAGCGGCGATGAAGACGCGCATCTGGACCGTGGCAGTTCTGCTGAGGCTCACGCTCATGCTGGCATTCGTCATTGTGACGGCTCCGCTCGCGGCGCAGGCGCAAGCGCCGACGCTGCCAGAAGCGTCGAAGCTGAAGATCATCGCGCTTCAGCAGCAGATCGAGATTTACCGGCTTCGCGAACAACTCGCGGCGTCGGAGCTGCAGAAGGCTATGGATGCGGCACAGGTGCCGGGCTATCGGCTCACGCCGCAGTTGACATACGAGCCGGTGAAACCGCCGACAGTGGAGCCGGCGAAGAAACCATGAGCTAGACGAACTCGAACGCCGCGCTAGGCCCGCCAACGGGCCGAACTGCCGTAGCGGCCCTACGGCAGCCGGGTGGAACCGGAGGCGCGGCGACAGAGGCCAACAGACGAGAGGCCGTCTCTGTGCGCGCGGGCAACCGCGCAGCAGGGGCGGCCTTTTGTCGTTGGGTAAGCAGTTCGGGAAAGGACGGGCGGGATGGATACGAGCGCGATGTTGACGGTGGCCTTCGCGGCCGTAGGCGCGCTGGCGTGGTTGTTCCGCCTTGAGGGCCGGATC